GCGCGGAGCATTTATTCGTAGTTATGTTGAGATTGCAAAGAACGAACTACGAGGTGCAAGGAAGGACTCTAAATGAGCAAAGGTTCAAGGCCCCGCCCGTTTAGTGTAAGTCCAGGTGAGTTCAATCAAAACATGGACAAAATATTTGGAGAGAAGCCGAAGAAAGAACGATATGTTCCTCCTCCGCTTCCCGACATAAAAGTAGAAAAGAAAAACGTTGATTGGGGAAATGTAAAAGACTCCGATCAAGGTGGCTAAATAGAATTATGCATCGTTAACTCAGCGGTAGAGTGTCTCCTTTACACGGAGAAGGTCGGCAGTTCGATCCTGTCACGATGTACCAAATGTGCGGGTATGATGTAATGGTAGCCTGTGACCTTGCCAAGGTTAGAGCCCGAGTTCGATTCTCGGTACCCGCTCCAAGATTAATAACAACCGAAAGTGAAAAATGTCAGAAAGCAGAATACGTTATACTAGTGAAGAAGCAGTGAATCAAGTGGGAAACCGATTTGATTTAGTTTTAATTGCGGCAGCTAGAGTAAGAGAATTGCAAAGAGGACACAAACCAAAACTAGTTACTAAAGCAGGCCCGACTGTTACAGCACTTCAAGAGGTTGAAGCAGGACTAGTAGGTAGAGAATACCTAAAACGAATCGGTAAGAAACATTAATATATCTCTCTGATGTAATGGCAGCATAGCGGTCTCCAAAACCGTTCGTTGGGGTTCGAGTCCCTAGGGGGATGCCAATTATAATTTGTCTCTGATAAATTCTCGCTTAGTTTTGAGAAAATTATCAGGGACAAATTTTATTGATTCTTTTCGTAACAGAGATTCATCATTCTTGTATACTGCATTAGCACACCACGTGGCAGTTGGCTGGTATGGTGGTAGATTACGAGATGCATTGTATAGAATCATAAAGTTGTTTTCTGAACTCATAATGAATGAATAAACGATAATGCCGATTCAACATCAGTGAAGAATTTGATTGTTAATTTCAAATCAACTAAATCATGTACTAGAATATAACCAGTGTTACTCTCACTCATAGATAAGTGGATCAGTAAACCGGTTTTTGTAATGGCATCATATGTGTTCATAAGTATATTTATGATGGAAGCGTGGCCGAGTGGTCTATGGCAGCGGTCTTGAAAACCGCCGGACGTGAAAGCGTCCCGTGAGTTCGAATCTCACCGCTTCCGCCAAGATGTTACCCAAAATAGATTGACGACAAAGCAATTTTGTTATACAATACATGTATTGAAGCTAATAAATCAGGGATGATTTCAGCATACTAAAAAACTAAAGCTATTGCTATAGAAAGTGGTCGTAGGACACAGTAGAAATACTGTTCTAGAAATAGACGCTGATGGAATAGACGACAGATTGGAAAGACAGTCTATGTTGCTAGTAGCAGACACAATTACTAGATAGGCAACATGAATGTTGATAGGGTTCTAGGAGTTTACAGTAGAACCAGAAAATAAAATTACGTTCTCCGGACATCCCGTTAAAGAATTTTTAGGATCGGCTCAGCAACATATACATTTTATATGGACTGTTAGACACTGTGGTAGACTACTGGAGTGAAGCACGTAAAACTGCGAATCGTTGAAGGTATCTATTGAAGCAAGACTAACGAACCAGGAGTGATGGCCCTGGCTAATAAAGCAGTCAACAACGATCCTGTTTTACACTTACTACAGTTGACAAATAAACAAAACTGTAGTATAATTAATTTTAGGATGCATTCAGCAACTTTAATACTTTTCATAATAGTAAAAAAGCGCATCCTGTTGCAAATCACATAGAAAGGAACTATAATGCAATTCGCAGAAGCAATTAAGAATCAAGAAGTCCGTACCACTAACGGTATGCTGGCTCGCAAGTCAAGTGCTAACGCATGTGTAGACTTGTTTTACAATATCGGCGCAAGCCGTGGTAAGAACATCGTACCCGCATTCGTTGCGGCATACGCTGAAAACATTGACCTCGCACTGCGAATTGCACAGTGGGCACGTGATGCCCGTGGTGGTTCCGGTGAACGTCAAGTGTTCCGTGACATTCTTGTCTATCTAGAAAAGAATGCGCCAGAAGACGCTATGCGTTTGATGGCAAAGGTCCCAGAAATTGGTCGTTACGATGACTTGCTAGTGTTTAAGACTCAGCCTGTAAAGGCTAAGGCATACGCTATGCTTGGCGATGCGCTCCGCGCACGTAATGGTCTTGCGGCAAAGTGGACTCCTCGTAAGGGTGAAGTCGCACGTGAAATCCGTGAATTCTTCGGAATGACTCCTAAGCAATACCGTAAGTCATTGGTAACTTTGACTACTGTTGTGGAAACACAAATGTGTGCTAAGGACTGGGATAACATCAACTACAATCATGTTCCTTCAGTGGCACATGCACGTTACAAGAAGGCGTTTGGCCGTAATGGCACAACTTACGCTGAATACGTAACTAAGTTGATTAAGGGTGAAGCAGGCGTTAAGATTAACGCAGGCGCAGTGTTCCCCTACGATGTGTTGAAGGGTGCTATCAACAAGTACTCTCGTTCAAGTATGTCTAAGACAGAATTGGACGCATTGCAAGCGCAATGGGACGCATTGCCTAACTACGTTGGTGACGCTAATGTGTTGCCAATGGTTGACTCGTCAGGTTCAATGACATGTTCAGCAGGTGGTTACAATTCTAAGTCAGGCTTGACCTGTCTAGATATTGCACTGTCTCTTGGCTTGTACTTTGCTGACAAGAACAAGGGTAAGTTCGCTGATTGTTTCCTAACATTCAGTCGCACTCCTAAGTTGGTCAACTTGAAGGGTAACATCAATCAAAAGATTGACCAAATGAACACCGGCGAAGTTGCTAACACCAACTTGAATGCGGCTTTTGACTTAATCCTCAAGACCGCAGTTGCTAACAAGGTTCCACAAGCAGAAATGCCTGAAACTCTTGTTATCTTCTCTGACATGCAGTTCGACGGAGCTGTTGATGGCAAGGATGAATCAGCAATCAAGATGATGGAACGCAAGTTCACTGAAGCTGGCTACACACTGCCTAAGGTAGTGTTCTGGAACTTGAACGCCGCATACGGCAACACCCCTGTCAAGTTCGACAAGAGCGGTACCGCTCTTGTATCAGGCTTCAGCCCAGCTGTAGCAACATCTGTACTGTCAGGTGACTTGGAAGACTTCACACCAGAAGCTATCATGTTGAAGACAGTAATGAAGGATCGTTACGATCTTTCATAAATAGAGTAACACGGCAGATGCCTCTGCGAAAGTACGCATCTGTTCTCTAAAACCCGGCTACACTTCTACGTTAAGGAAGTGCGTAATTGCTAGATACGATACTAGCACAGTGCATTGGATCTACTGCAAGGCTCTATTTAAGAGCGACTTGAGAAATCACAACGGCGGGGACGCTATCCCGTCTAAATAGAAAAGAACGTGGACAGTGTAACAACTTAGACCGGGGCTCTTGTGGTGAGAGTGACCGGTCATTCCTATATCTAGCCAAGAACACGTAATAAATAGCACATGAATATAGATTTATCAGCATTCTCGCATGGTCAACTACTGAGCAAGATTTGGTTGTGCGAACAATTAGAACCGCATCTACCTGAGCAAGCCAATGTGTTTATATTAGGTAGCTGGTACAATTTACTAGGATCTTTGATGTTGTCACGCAATAGAAAACTGTACGATAACATCGTTGGTATAGATATTGATCCTGACGCAGTAAATATGGCTGATAAGATATGTGAGCCTTGGATCATAGAGAAGAAGCTATCTAACATAGTAGGTGACGTTTCTAACTATGACTTGCAAGGTCCGCAAGTGATAATAAACTGTAGCTTGGAACATATGGACAGTACTAATTGGTTTAATAACATCAATAAAGGTACACTAGTGTGTCTACAGACAAGTGATGTAGTAGATGCATCCGACCCGTGGTTTATTAAACAACCAAGTCCAAATATAGGTTCGTTTCTGAATAGATATCAGTTAACAAAAAACTTATACATTGGCACTAAAAAATTTGAATACCCGAGTATTACATACAACAGATTTATGTTAATCGGAATACGTTGACATTAAATCCAAAATGTAGTACAATACTATATTAGGAGATAAGAAATGTGGATTGAAAACGTAGCAGCCGCTGATATACCAACTAGGTTTCATCACGAAGCCGGCGAGAATAGTATGCTGATTAGCATTGTTGACCCGGCAAGTTGGAGACCCGTTCCTGCCCACAAGTTCAAAGAGATTCATAATTTTGAATTCTTAGATATTGAAAAGAATGATTTTGCATTGGATGAGGCAATGCGTTGCAGTCAAGAGCAAGCAAACGAGTTGGTTAGACTACTACAGCATGCCAAGGACAATAGAATGAACGTTGTCGTTCATTGCTATGCTGGTATCTGTCGCAGTGGCGCAGTGTGTGAGGTTGGTGTCATGATGGGTTTTGATGACACTGGTAGATTTCGCAGTCCAAACTTATTGGTCAAGCATCGTATGATGAAGGCACTGGGTTGGACATATGATGAAGATGAAAAGCCAAATATTGATGATTGGCGAACTTTTAGGAGTATAGAATGAACAAGTTAAGTGAAGATGGAAAGGTAGCAG